CCCATTTAAAGAACAGGATCCATTCTCAAAAAACTGGGAAAACCTAAAAGACCTATCTGGTCTAGAAAAGAATTTCAAGCGTCGTTCCGATAGAATTGAAAAGGCAGCCTACACAGACTACGCTGTTGATACCACCGTAGGGTACAACAATGTAGACCTAAATAGCTCTATTTATCAGGACAGTGCCCTAGCTATTAATAGCGGTATCAATGGTGCACACTCAAAAGAGATTAATCCAGGACGTGTTTACCGTAACGGCTACGGCATCTTTGATGTCATTACTCCCCCATGGAACCTATACGAACTAGCAAACTTCTACGATACTTCGTTTGCTAATCACGCAGCTATTGACGCCAAGGTTGAAAACATTGTTGGTCTTGGGTATGCCTTTGAACCAACTAAGCGTACTCAGATGGCTCTAGAGGGGTCTACAAATGATTCAGCAACAGACAAGGCTCGCAAGCGTATTGAGAGAGCTAAGTTTGAGCTACACGATTGGCTAGAGTCTCTCAACGACGACGATTCTTTTACCAACACAATGATGAAGTTCTACACTGATGTTCAGGCAACAGGTAATGGATATCTAGAAATTGGAAGAACTGTAACTGGAGAGATTGGCTACATTGGCCACATTCCAGCAACTACTATGCGTGTACGTCGTCTTCGTGATGGATACATCCAAATCATTGGTCAAAAGGTTGTATACTTCCGAAACTTCGGGGCTAAGAATGTCAATCCAATTACTAATGATCCACGTCCAAATGAGATTATCCACTACAAGGAATACTCTCCGCTAAATACTTTTTATGGAGTTCCAGACATTATGTCTGCAATCTCTTCCCTACAGGGTGACCAATTGGCGTCACAATACAATATTGACTACTTTACCAACAAGGGTGTTCCTCGCTATATCGTAACTCTAAAGGGTGCAAAGCTTTCTGAAGAAGCTGAAGACAAGATGTTCCGCTTCCTACAGACAAGCCTTAAGGGGTCAAATCACAGAACCCTGTACATCCCACTTCCAGGAGACTCTGACACCAACAAGGTAGAGTTTAAGATGGAAGCCGTTGAGAACGGTACACAAGAGGCATCGTTTAACGACTATCGCATTCGTAACAGGGATGACATCCTTGTTGCCCATCAAGTACCCCTTTCAAAAATTGGTGGAGGCGATTCATCTGCAATTGCTGCCGCTTTGGCTCAGGATAGAACCTTCAAGGAACAGGTGGCAAGACCTGCTCAAAGAAATCTTGAAAAGGCTATTAATAAGATTATTAAGGAAAAGACAGACCTGCTAGAGTTTAAGCTAAACGAGCTAACCCTGACTGACGAAATTGCACAGTCACAGATTCTTGAACGCTATGTTAAGAATCAGGTTATAACTAAGAATGAAGCTCGTACTCAGCTTGGACTGCCACAGCACCCAGAGGGTGATGAGTTCTTAGATCTTAGTCCAAGACAGGCTACAGATGCAAGAGCTAACATGGCAGGGAACCGAACAAGGGACGCAGAGAGAGCTAATAACTCTTCAGACAACACTGCAACCATTGCTGGGCGTAATGCTCAGGGAGAGGGTAGGTCCTCACAATAAAAGTTATTAACATAGTTATTAACATATTTGTAAAAAAAGGCCCTATAATTGTAATACTATGACTATATCTAAGGCACACTGGGATATTGAGGGGAACGATGTTCGTCTCTCTATGCCCTTTTCTAAGGTAGATAAGGAACGTCGTATCGTTTCTGGCTTTGCCACACTTGACAACATTGATCGTCAAAAGGACATCGTTACTGCCGATGCTTCCGTAAAGGCCTTTACTAAGTTCCGTGGTAATATTCGTGAAATGCACCAGCCACTAGCAGTAGGCAAAATGGTAGCATTCAAAGAAGATAAGTATTTTGACCCTGAAACAAAGAAGTTTTATGCTGGCGTATATGTATCTGCATATGTGTCAAAGGGTGCTCAGAATACTTGGGAGAAGGTCCTTGATGGAACTCTCTCAGGTTTCTCTATTGGCGGTAAAATGAATAAGTGGGATGACGCTTATGATGAGAAGATGGACTCCCCTATTCGTATTATTAAAGAATATGATCTTGTAGAGCTTTCTCTAGTTGACACCCCAGCAAATCAGTTTGCAAATATTCTTTCTGTAGAAAAGGTAGCTGGAGTTGACACCATTAAGGGTGACGCTGCAAACACCGAAATTGAAAATGTTTTTTGGGACAAGGATTCTGGCATCGTGCTGCTTTCCGAAAACGAAGTTGAGCTAAGCCCAACCACTGGAGCATCAATGCAAAATATAGGTTTCGTTGAAAAATCAGATAACGAAAAAACAGATATGATAAAGTTCTTAGTTGATAGTGCTAAAGGCATTAATACAATTGAGATTAACAAGGAGGTAAGTCCTATGACTGACACAACAAATGAAGCAGTTGTTGAAGCCCCAGCCGATGAGGTTGTAGCTGAAGACGCTGTAGTTGAAGAATCACAGGTCGCTCCAGAGGCAGAAGCAGGCGAAGACGTTGCTGAAGATGCTGGTGTAGAAAAGGGTGAAACCACCTCTACAGTTGTTCCACTAGACGAAGCTGCACAGCCAGCTGACGATAATGAAGCAGAACCAGCAGATGAAGTTGCAGAGCCTGTTGCTAAGTCAGACGAGGCTCTTGAGACTGCAGTTGCAGACATCAAGGACACCGTTACAAAAGCCTTTAGCGATCTAACTGCAGTTGTTCAGGCACAAGCTGAGCAAATTGCAGAACTACACAAGTCCATTGCAGCAGTAAAAAATGAGGTATCGTCTAGCAAGGACGTGTTTAACGAGTTTGGAAAGAGAGTTGACGCTGTTGAAGCTGATACCGCTTTCCGTAAATCTGGCGATCTAGGCGAGATCGTACAGGAAACTCAACCACAACAGGTTGAGAAATCCCTATGGGGCGGACGTTTCCTCAAAACTGCCGATCTATTTAAATAAACAAAATCACTTAGGAGGTGACAATTATGTCGGAACAAGAAATTATCAAAAATCAACCAGGTACGGTTGGTGAGCTAGGCGGTACAGCTCCTGGTCTATACCAGGGTCAGGGTGCATTTGCGTCTGGTTCAGAAGCTGGAGATAACATTCCAGGTAACTACGCTACTGGCGGAGCACTAGGAAACATTCCAGTTGCTCTTGCAGGTGACACTACAGGTGCTAACGCTGTTAACCCTTCTGGTGATGCAGGCAGTGGTATCCTACGCCCTGAACAGGCACGTCGTTTTATTGACTACGTATGGGATGCTACAGTTCTCGCCAAGGATGGTCGCAGAGTTACAATGCGAGCAAACACAATGGAACTTGAGAAGATCAATGTTGGAGAGCGTGTTATCCGTGCGGCTGCACAGGCTGTCGGAGACTACACCAACGCTGGTGCTCAGTTCACAAAGGTAGAGCTTACAACCAAGAAGATTCGTCTTGACTGGGAAGTATCTGCTGAAGGTCTAGAAGACGGAATTGAAGGTGGTGCTCTTGAGGATCACCTAGTTCGTCTAATGACAAATGCATTCGCAAATGACATTGAAGATCTAGCTATTAACGGTATCGGATCAGGTTCAGATGCTTTCACATCAATCATGCAGGGCTTTGTTAACAAGGCTACTACTGGTGATGCACACGAAGCACTTGTAACTGTTGCGGACAACGCCTGGACCACAGACGTAATGCAGAAGATTATTCTTGCAATGCCACGTAAGTACCGTGCATTGAAGAACAACCTAAAGTTCTACGCTGGTACAGACGCATTCCAGGGTATCGTTAAGAACAACGGAACATTGGCTGATGCAGTTGCAGAAGCATTTGCTGGTCAGGTTCCAGGTTCAACTCAGGCTAACCGTCAGGACTACCTAGATGGTATGGGTCAGACTTTCGGTGGAGCACGTACAACTCGTGTTCTAGGCATTGATGTTCAGGAAGTTCCTTACTACCCTGCAGGTTATGTAGACCTTACATTCCCTCAGAACCGTGTATGGGGATTCCAGAGAGACATCACTGTAAACCGTGAGTACAAGCCAAAGAAGGACACCATTGAGTACACCGTATTCGTAAGATTCGGCGTTCAGTGGGAAGAAGAGGATGCAATTGCATTCGCAGATGCTGGTTCAGAGAGCTAATCTCTAATCGGTTCCTTTTGAGAGAGGGTGGGAGTTTCGGCTCCTGCCCTCTTTTCATATTTATATCTGTTATAATTGTAGTTTAGGAGATCATTATGTCTAATGCAAATTCAAAACCAAAGAAAGCCCTTGGTCAAATTCAAGATGGCATAATGGGTGTTGGAATCGCACATGAGCCAGAAAGAAAATCTCCAAAGGTTACGCCAGAGAAGAATAATAAAGTAGCTATATATTCTTCAAAAAATTTATACTGGGGCGAAGTCGGAAGACTTTTAAAGGGGTACAACATTGTAACTGCAGAGCAGGCAGAGCAATGGTTGACCACAAAGCACACCAGAATAGCTACCCCAGAAGAAGTTGCAGGAGCGTATAATAACTAATGGAAATCCTAAGAGTCCCACCATACCCATTAACAACAACCTGGAATCTTCCAGATGCTGACTATGACTATATTGTATATGTCGAAGACCTAATTGACCACAGTATAGAAGAAGAAACCATAACATCAGACGAAAATGGTGTAGTTACATATATTCTTCCAGTAGCCAAAATACAGTTTGACAGACAGTTTCTTATTAGATTCTATGACTCAGAGCACGAACACATTATCTATGAATCTAACTTGGATGTTGTTCGACCATATACCAACCCTAATGATCTTGGAACTACAGCTACAGAGATTAGGGAATATAAAAAGTGGGAGCTAATTGCCAGATCAATTATCGACACTTACACAGGAATTGGATTTTATAACCACAAGTCAATTTTGCAGACCGCAGGCTCTGGTGCCGATTACCTACCAGTATGGAGAGATGCAAACCGTGTTCTAAAGGTTTACGAAAACGACATCCTAGTATATGACATTGACGCAGAAGACCCAACAACAAACATTTATACATACAAGGTTACTCTAGATAACTCAGCTATCTATAGAGTTGAAGCCGATCCTCTTAACAGAACTTCCTCAAATCCTATTACTCTGCCAGGTGCTCCAGGAGAAGGAGACTTGCCATGGCTTTCATATAGCTCTGCAGCTTTCCCATATAACTACAATTATCTTTTTGTTCTTGATGAGGGGTATCGTGCAATTCCAGCAGACATCCAGTATGCAACAGAAATGCTGATCGATGACCTAAAGTGC